AGTGAGAGCAATGCCGACCGCAAACGGCTGGCCGGTGAAATAGCCAATGCGGCACAGAACAAGGTCGTGGTCACCGGCATTGAGGATGAGGTGGACATCAAGACCTTCACCATGTCCAATTCGGAAAAGATATATACCGGACTGATCGACTTTGTCAACAAGGAGGTTGCCAACCTTGTGCTCGGTTCCGAGTCCATGGCCGGAGGAATGCAGTCGTATGTGGGTTCGACCAAGGCGCATCAGGACATTTTTCGTGACCGTATCGAGGTTTACCGCAGGTATATCGAGAATGTCATGAATGAGGAGATAATCCCCCGGCTGGTGGCTATCGGATATATTCCCGAGGGGTTGGAATTCCGATATTCGAACCGGATAGAGATGAACAACGAGGACCGCATCAAGCTCTATTCGCTTATCACAGACAAATACGAGGTGGCGGCTGATGAAATCGAGAAGGAGTTCGGCATCAACGTGGGCAGACAGCTCAATGTCATCCCGGGATTAGGGTTTGGAGCCGAAGGCGGTTCGTATAGTATCAACTACAACGACCGTGGTATCATGTCGGACGAGGAATATTTCCGGCGTTACGGACGTCCGCGAGGGACGAAGGTCGAAAATTTTCTTCGGGGAGCGGAATAGAAGCCCGGCTTCCACTCCCCGCCAAGGCTCCGTTCAGGGCTGTCAAGGCATCCGGAACTCAAGATTTAGAGACGGAAAAGGAGTATCGTGTCATTTTGGAAGCATTCCGCAGGCTGATCCACTATTGGGAGAACAACGCGGAACGTCTCGACATTATAGAGGACATCATCACCCTGCGTGCCTCTTTCCTGATAGACCGTGCGCTGACAGGTCTGCGAATCGACATGGACCACGCATTGGAGATACTGAGAAATCACAACTCCTTTGCAACAGAGAGGGGACGGCAGCAGCGTGACATCCTGATTGCAGCCATAGACAACCTGGTGGATTTTGCCGCTGCAGAAGAGTATACCATGTTTGGGGAACTTCCCGAATCGGTGGATAAACGGGATATGGAGGGATATGAAAAAATATGCCGCCTGTATAACCTCGTCCATGCGGAGGAAGAGAACAGCCAGGTCTTTTTCACCGCGTCGATGGCCGCATGGTGGATAGCGGTGGATATGGATGCCGTTCTGACCTATATGACACAAGGTGACGAGCGGGTACGTGCCTGGCATCTATCGTTGGAAGGACTTTCATTCCGCAAGTCGGAGTTCCCTCCGGAACTGATACCGCCGATCGAATGGGGATGCCGCTGTTTCTTAGTCGCAGAAGGGTTCACCGCTGTCCGGGCGGCTTTGCAGGGTAAAGGAGAGTATCTGGAAAAGGTGGATCCGGTCTTTCGGGAGAGCCTGGCTACAGGCGGACGTATCTTTTCCGATGCACACCGCTACTTCTCTGTCCCGCTTCCGGATTACATGGCAGATATTGTAAGACGCATTAAAGAAAAGTTCGCCTATGCCCAAGATAACGCTTGATGAGTTTTGCAGCCACTGGGTAAGCAGGACCGGTACGCGCGTCATGGCCAGCCGTCTGGAGTTCAATGTATTCGATTTCGCAACGGCTGCCGGTGACTATACCAAGCAAGAGTTCGTATCCTCATTCGCTTCAGGAGGATTTAACGGTAGCAAATGGGCGCCACGAACCTCTAAATGGGGAAAGAAGTTTTCCCATCCGGTCATGAACGATACCGGGACACTGGCCCGGAGCATACAGTCGGAAGTCAGCCGGACAGATATAGTGGGACGGCGTTCTGACCGTACGCGCATCTTCCGGAAAGGCGCAAAGTATTATATGTGGACTACGGAAAAGAGCTTTCCCATCAAAGGCAAGCGAGGTCGTAGCAAGGAGCGTTACGGGCATTATGCCGCTATACACAATACCGACCCTAAATTTGGTCTGTACACAGTGAACCAGCATTCTTCACAGCGTCCCGTACACCGCCAGTTCATAGGTTTCTCCCCGAAGATAGAGGATTACATCGCTGATAATTTTATGGATATGATTTTTAAAGGATTTCCGGGCGTATGATAAAGGACAAGCATTCCGTAGAGCAACCGCATCAACCGGCTCCCGTGCAGGAAAGCCTGCCGGAAGAAGTGTCCGAAAATCCGTTTGTGAACATGTATCAGGCGGTGAAGCGGGCCATACAGACCATAAGGGAGGATCCGGACGATCCGCTCTCACCTCCCTTTTTCAAGACCATAGCCATTGACAACGGACAGTTCGCCCGTATCGTACGTGGGGAAAACACGGAATATGAGACCGTTTTTCCGGCCGTCTTTATCCATTTTGTCAACGTGAGGTATCTGGTGCAACAGCAGAGAATCGGCGAGGGACGCGCCACCATGCGTGTACGCTTCATTCTTAATACGCTCAACAACGGGGACGAGGATAGGGAGTGCGAGTCATTCATCGTATTTCAGAGGCTGAACGTGGCCATTCAGGATGCCAAGAACAGGGAACCCGCCCTTAATGAACGGTGTAACCTGACCTATTTTGACATGCCGACCACCACCAATATGCTCCAGGCGTATTGGGTGGATTATGAGGTATGGTTCCGGGAGTCTTCCGCATGGAAATACAGGGATTGGATAAAACGCTATCTGGTCATGCCGCCTTTCACGCAGCATGGTGATGCGCCGCAGCATGACAGCGGCGGGCACGGCTATCACCCTGAACCGGGCTATGATAAGGTGACCGGATTCAGTCGGGCGGTGGAAACAGATGTACATGACGGAAACAAGGATGACATTTCCGACATATGATGGTGGGGCTTTGCTCATTCACGACGTGGATACCCGAAGGGGTAGCCCAGTACTTCGTCCGTTCAAGTAATGCATGGCCTTTTTCTTGAAAAATGTCATTATTCCGGGAAGTAAGCCCCGCTACCATATCCAAATGTCTTATAAAATGATCTTGAAGTTGCATGGTGTGCAGATGGACAGCCCGTCCGGAACTGTTTTTAACCCATAATCTTGTTGAATGCCTACTCTTCCATAAAAAGAAAAACATGAGTACAGAAGAATTGCAATATGTGGTGGGTGAAGCAAAAACGGGTGAACCTTCCGTTATCCGTTTCTTCGGCCGCATAACGGAAGAAACGACCTCCCGTTTCAATGACGAGTTTGACTTTCTTGAAAATATTATCCGCCCCTCCTGTATCCGCGTGTTAATCAATTCGGAAGGTGGCAGTGTCCTTTACGGCATGTCCACTTACTCCACCATCGCCAATGCCAAAGTGGATACCGAATGTGTCATCGAGGGTGTGGCAGCGTCAATGGCTTCCATTATCTGGGCTGCAGGCAAACGTTCCCTTATGAGAGACTACGCCATTTTAATGATTCATAATCCTATACTGCCGGACAATGACGGGGAGGAGCCTTCGGACATGCTTTTGGCTTTCACCAGGCAGATAGAAACGATTTATCGGAAAAGGTTCGGTTTGAACAAGGAGCATGTACGCACCATTATGGACGGGCAGGCCGGCAAGGACGGGACTTATTTTGATGCGCAGGCTGCCGTAAAAGCGGGCATCATTCCATCAGAGAACATTATTCGTACATCGAAGCAGCTCTGTCGCAAAGTACATGACGAGATTGCTGGACTGGCGGACATGACGGCCATTCAGAAGTTGATGGGCCGTGTCAGTGAGGGGAATAAACCTTTTGAGGATATTTTTCCTACTCTTACAGAAACAGAAAACGATATGACGAACGAAAACAAGACACAAGGTTTTGAGTACGGGGCGATTGCCGCCTCGCTGGGCATGAAGGACGGAGAGGTCAAGGATGTAATGGCCCGTATCTCCGAACTGGCAGCGATGGAACCTAAACACAAAGAGGTACAGAAAGCCCTGAGTGACGCACAAACGGTCATAGCCGGTAAGGATGCTGCAATCCGGAACTTGCAGAAGGATCTGTCCGCTGCCACGGCACGTCTCTCCACATATGAACAAAAGGAAAAGGACGAGAGGACATCCCGCATCGAAACGCTGGTGGAGAATGCCATCGGCGAAGGTAAGATTGACCGTGAGGCAAAAGCGCAATGGGTGGAGATGGCGGAGGCCAACTTCGAGTTGGCGGACAAGACACTGGCTTCCATCCCCGCGCGTGAGATCATCTCCAAAGAAATCGCCAATGACCCGGCCAACATCCAGGCCACGGCGGAGGCGACCAAGACGGCCGAGCAGATGATGGCCGAGAAGGTGGCCGAGGTAGTCGGTGCGGATTTCAAGTTCCGCAAACTCTGACAGGCAGACATCCGATCTTAATTGACATGCCGGAGGCCGCAGGGCCTCGCGCGGAAACACAAGTATCCGC